CACGATGGCCACCAGTGCAGCCAGGCCGCCAGACACAACACCGCCGCCAGTGAGCAGAGCAATGCCACCCTGTAGTAGGGCAAACATTTTGGCGGTGTTGATGATGATGCCCATCAGGGGCCCCCAGGCGATCGAGATCGCAGCGCCGTAGCCGATGACCGCCTGCATCCCGGGATCCAGTCGGTTGAACGCATCGATCATGCCGATTAGGTTATTGGTGACCACCTCCAGCGAGGGCATAAGGGCCACCGCGAGCTTGCCGCCCAGGCCGCCTACACGCATCTGGAGCGTCTCCATCGCGTCGCTGAGCTCATCGCTGGCGCGGGCCTGCGCCGTGCTCATCCCCCGGAGCCTGCTGATTGCCTCCCCGCCCTGGTTGAGCATCGGGATCAGCTGGGCACCGCCGCGGCCGAACAGCTGCTGCGCCAGGGCTGCCTTGTCCACGCCATCGGCCATGGTCTGGAACCTGTTCGCCACGTCAATCAGCACATCGCCGCTGCTCCGCAACTGCCCCCTCGAATCGCGGACGGCAATCCCCAGCTCTCGGTAGGCGTTCGCGGCCTTACTGGTGTTGAGGCCCTCCATATCCTCTCCGCCGGCTGGGCCGCCTTTCAACGCCTCGATCCTGGCCAGGGCCTGCGCTTTCAGCCCCTCGATCGTGGCATCGGTCTCCGCCCGGATCCCAGATTTGCGCTGGTCAACAGAGGCCCGGATCTCCCGCTCCTCCTGGCTCCGCCGGTCGTCAATCGCGTCCTGCTGCTGCTGGCGCTGATCCCTGAGTGACCGCTGCAGCTCTCGCGACCGCAGCGAATAGGCGTCGCGAATCTGCCCGGTCGCCTGCTCCTCCTGATCCCGGAGGCCGTCCAACAGGTTCTGCCGCGCCTCATCCGCCAGCGTCCGGTCTGCCGTGATCGCCCGCCGCTGGGCATCAAACCGGCGTTGCGCCGCCCGTGTCTCGGCGTTCTCCTGTGCCTGGAGCTGGCGCTCCTGTTCACCCTGCAGGTCGTCGGCTCGATCGCTCAGCAGCTGCTCCTCACGTCGGTAACGGCGGCCTAGAGCTCTAAGCCGGGCCTCGCTCTCGCGGTCCAACACCGCCAGCCTGGCGTCAGCCTGCTCCTTGACCAGCTGCGTCTGAGCTCGTTCCCCGCGCTGGACCACATCCACCGCCCGCCGCATCTCGTCGTCCTGGCGATCGGCAAGCGCCTTTGTCCCATCACTGGCGGCCACCATGCTGCGGCTCATCCGCTGCAGCGCCATGGCGACCGTCTCAATGTCGGTGCCGCCGAGGCGGGCCGCCTTGCTGAGCTGGCTCAGCCGCTCAACGCTAACCCCCGTCCGCTGGCTCAGATCCCACAGCCGGTCGCCAGTCTCAATAGACCGTTGCGCCAGGGCCACTAGACCCGCCCCGCTGAGCAGCGGCACCAAGGACCGCATGGAGCCCGCCAGGCCGCCGGCTGAGCTGGCGATCCCCTCCAGCGCCCGCGTGGTATTGGCGCCAGAGCGCTGCAGGTTGCCCAGCGACCGAGCAACCCCCTCGATCGCCTCCTTACCCTCCGCCCTGGCGATGATCCGCAGCAGGGCCGACATCTCAGCCATTACGGTCAGCCTCCAGGATCGCGACCTCGATCATCCTTAGATCCTCCAGTACCTGGCACGAGTCGTCTACTGGGTACAGGCTAAACAGCCACTCCAGCACCCGGTAATCCAGGCCTTCGCGGCCATTCAGGCCGATTCGCCATTGCGTCTCCATCCGCAGGAACATCAGCAGGGCCGGCCAGTTCTCTGGCCAGACCCAGCAGTCGTGGTCGGCCAGCAGCTTGGCCGGCAGCTCTAGCCCATACGCCGCAGCGTCTTCGGCTAGCTGGTTGCGACCGCCGCTTAGCCAATACCTCGCGATTTCCTGGAGGTTTGCTTTTTTGCGGCACTACCCTGCAGGCTGGCTGACCATGCATTAATCACTGCAGCAGCCACGGTTTCAACCTCAAGCACTCGCTCCTTAATCGCTGGCGTACAAGGGATCTCGTTGCCATCATCGTCAAAGATGCTGTCCCATCCAATCAAGATTTCTCTAGCAATAGCCTTAGGCGTCAAAACTGCCAGCTCTTTGTCAAGCTCAATCCCAGCCTTCAGTTCTTCGACCCTTCTAGTGTACGCCTCCGTAAGATACTCGACTCGCTCCTGGCCAAGCCTGGCAAAATGACCGTCAAAGCTTTGTTTTTCCCAGGCACCACCATCAACTGGCACTTCAAACTCAACCGGCCACTTGTAATAGGGTTTTTGGTCTAACTTAAATGCCATGGTTGTGTTGAGGGTAAAGGCAGTCTAGGTGCTCCAGGCCTGGCGGAACCAGCCGCTATCAGGTGGGGCAATGATTAGTGGTAGAGGGGATAGTGCTGATATAGATTGCCCGAAGTCAATGTATAAAAATGGCTTAGCCCCTGTGGTTCCGTTTGCATAGATCAAGGCGTGCCTTGCGGTTAGCGTTGTCCCTGATGGAGGAAACCAAAGTACAGGGTTGCTTTTGAAAGCTATGCCAGTGGTGCTGTATAGGGCAAAAGTTACAGCGTCGAGAGTTTTCGCGTTTTGCGTATAGCCTGCTCCTGTCGCTACTTGTGTAGCGCCAGTCTCTGCTGCTGATTTGGTGGTGTGGGTTCCGTTGAATGTGAAGCTTGTGTATAGGTTGACCCTGAAATCTGGCGTAGCAGATAACCGCCAGGTGCCGGCCCACGCCTCAGCTATGACGTGATCGTATCGATAAGCGGTAAAGACTGTCATCAGGTGAAGACGAGTATGAGTTCATCATTCCCTGCCGTGCTTGGGACCAGTCCTACAGGGATGTCTATCATGGTGGTATTGTCCATGTCCGCATAAGTGGGTGCTCCAAAGTTGCAGCGTGCGGTTACTGCGCAGCTGCCGCCAGCGCTGTCAGCATGGCTAAAGCTAACCGTGCCGATAGCACTGGTGGTTGCAGCAGTGAAGGCGTTGTAAGTTGCCAGGGATGGCGATTCAATCACGATCTTACCGTTAGCCTGGCGGTTGTTAATTCGCACTTGCTTGCTACAGCCAACCAGCTCCTTATAGGTAGTGCTACTGTTTAGATTGAAATCAAACTCACTCAAGCAAGCGCCATTCCAGCTATTAACCACTAAATTAGTAGTATTTCCATTGCTGACATGCAGTGGGTCAACGTGGTTCCCGAACGTCGCGGAGGGTAGCGCTGCATCCGTTGGCGCCGCATAAATGCCGGTCATGTTAAACATGACGCGGAAGAACTCGCCAACCTTGCCCATAAGCTGAGCCGAACCTCTGCAGCCTGTTGCCAAATGCTTTTGGCCATCCATAAAGCCAGCCATGGTTAAACCGGCGATGTCGGTATTATCTGTTTTTAGGTTATACGTGACACTGGTGCTTGCTACTACAGTCTCACCAAACCCACAAGCTTGCAACAACCTGCCCCATTTAGGCGCCGTGCCAGCTACACCACTACCAGCTACATCAACCGAGAAGCTGAACTGTACTTTTTGGTTGATCAGGAACTTGCGCCGCGTACCAAAGTGCGGCTGTAGCGTTGTGCGCTCCAGCTCATCCGCATCCAGCGGCGTAATCTGGAAATCATCGTTCACCATGATGGCAGCCGTGCCGCCAGGGTTGGCACTGGTCCCGTAGGGGCTTTCGATGGCTGCGAAGAGCAGCCGTTTGCTGTACTGTCCCATTCCGCTCTAGGTGTGTTGGTATCAGACTAGGGATTCTGGGGCTGTTCGATATTGAACAATCCAGTCCTGAAGCGCCCAGCAGCTGGTCAAATCACTCTTCTCCACCTGCCAATCAGTTGGCCCTGGCGTGATGTCCACAGCCAGCCCACCGATGGTGCGGTCAGCCATCAATGCGGCGTGGATGGCCGCCAGGATCGGATCTGCCAGTCGATCGGGGATTGCCCCCCTGGTGTTCACCGCAACCTGAATGGTCAGGGTGTTATCGACCCGGCAGGTACTGACCTGGGGAGTTGACGGGGCGTTGCGAGCTGGCACCGTGACCGTTGCCGGAGCCTCGGCCCGGATGATCGCCTCAGCGCGGCTGCGCCAGTGGCTCGCGCCTGGCACGGTGGCCACCGTGGCGGCTACTGCGGCGACGATTTGTTCGCGCTTGGTGTAGGTCATTCAGGGCTGTACGGAGTCCCGTCTTGGTTGAATTGCGGTA